GGGGCCGTCGGCGTTCGGGCCGTTGCCGGCGCAGCCGGCCGGGACATTCAGCAGCAGGGCGCCAGGTGGCGGGGCCGGCGCGATGCCGGCGCGAGCTGGGCAACGGCAGTTGACCGGCGCTGCCGGTGTGGCGGACGAATCCGGCCAGGTGGCGGGGCCGTTGCGCCGGCCGATGGACCCGGCGCAGCTCAGGGAGGCCGAATCGCTGGGGCTGCAGGTTCCGCCGGGGTACCGGCTCGGGTCCGACATGCTGCAGGATTTGGAAAGTCGGACATCGATGCAAAACATCATGGCGACCGGCACGCGGCGCAACCAAAATGTATTTGCGCGCGAGGCTGGCAAAGCGGCCGGAATCGAGGGCCGGCCGGTAAACCAGTTCACACTTGACGAGGCGATGTCGCGGACGCAAAGCGGTTTTGAGGCGATGGCCAAGGAAACTCAGCCGGTGCCGAAAATGCATGTCGAGCAAAAGCTTGCGGAGTTGACTTCTGATCCACTGGGGCATGCGCCATTGGTGCAGCGGCTCAAGCGGGCGCCGGAGGAACTGGACGGGCGGCAGTTGTCGGCGCTGCAATCGTTTCTCGCGAAAGAAAGATTCAAATTCAACAAGGCCGGCGATTTGAACATGGCCGATGCTTATGGCCGGGCGCACGATTCGGTAATGGGTGTGATCGAGCGCGGGCTACCCGTGGGCAGCCGGGGGAATTTTGCGCGGTTGCGCCAGGAGTATCAAGCGCAATCGGCGCTCAATCGGCCTGGGGTTCTGGGAGCTGGTGACACTGTGAACCCGCGTTCCTTCGTTACTGCGGTCGGCAAGAAAACCCAGCGCGGGAGTGATGAGCTGTTGCGCGCCCAGCTCATGGCAAAGCATCTGAGCAACTGGCGTGATGTTCTGCCGATGACGGGCGCTCGAAATGATCTGGCGAGCGCCGGTGGCGCGGCGATCGGCGCGCTGCTGGGTCCGCTGGGAGCTGCGGCCGGGTCGGCGCTGGGCACGACGGCTGGGCGCATGGGGTCGGCGGCGGCGTTCGATCTGTACCGGGCAGGCGCGCCGATGCTTCACGGCTTGATGCAGAGGGGGGCAGGCGGTTTCGGATTCTGATCGGCAGTGGTCATATCCAGAGCAAGAGAAAACGGCCCCTAGGGGCCGTTTTTCATGGCTCAACCCGTACCAGGCCGGGTTAGTAGTCGGCCGGCGGCAGGAGGCCGGCCGGCAGTTCGGGACCGGATGGCGGAGCCGGAGCTACCTTGGGGGCGCGCGGCTTGTATACCCGTTTCGGGCGCGCGCCGGATGGCGGCTGCGTTAGAGCTGCGAGCAAATCGACGCAAGCCTGTAAAGCTGTCATGTCAACAATGAGCGACGAAATGCCGGATTCGATTCGCGCGAGGCGTCGCGATGTCGAATCATCGGAAAACGGGTTAGATTTTAAATTGAACATTTAATGTACTCCATCTTGGATGAGCGAATCAGCAGATTCGCGGATTGATGAAAGCAGTAGAACTGTTGAATTGAAAAGGCCGGTGTGTGATTGTGCGCGGAGCGTGCGAATGTCAGCCAATTCAGCGACGCATTCTATCAGCCATTGCGCGCGGTAGGACATGCCTGGTTGATCATTCATTTTCTGGTTTCCTTTTCCAGGGCGATGTTGAATTCAGATTGACGCAGTAGGACATCTGCCCGAGCTTTCTCCAATTGGGCGATGGCGGTGTCTGCGCAGTCTCGCGCGAATTGTTCCCGGCGTTTGGCTTGCACCATGAGCAAGGTGCAATTCGCCAGTTCATCGACCGGCCAGGCCGGCGGTGTAGGTTTGTTCATTTTTGACGGTGTCATGCGATGGCGCGCAGCAGGCCGGCGACGGCGGCGATGGCAATCAATTGCCAGAATGAAAACCGGACCGGAGGCGCGCTGTGCCATCGGTGAATGACCGGCGCGGCGAATCGGTATAGGTCAAAAAGGATTGAAAAGAAAAGTTGTTTCATGTGATTGCCTTGTGGATAAGCTGCGACTTGCAGCAGCGGAATTCTACCACAGAAACGTGATACAATCTAGACTTTACTTTAAGGGGTCTAGAGCATGAAACAAAAGGGGCCAAACGCGGGCGCTTTCGCGGCGTTCATTAAGGCATGGAGGGTGCGGGAAGGGATTGACCCGGCGGTAGCGCTGGACCGGGGCCAGAACGTGCGCGCATTCAGCGCGTGGCGCGAGGCAGGGTATCCCGGCGGCGCCGTGCCTGGGGCCAAGCCTAGGGCATTGACTCAGGCGGAGATGATCGAGGTATTGCGGCTGCGCGTCGCGGAGCTTGAGGCGGGCCAGGTCGAGCTATGGGGGGCGATGGCGCAATTGTCGGCGGCGGCTGCTGATGCCTGACATTCGCGGTTCACGCTCGCGCGCGTGAATTCATGGGTTCAATAAGTGGTATTTTCTCAACCCTTCAACCCCAACCCGCCCCAAAGGGGACGGGTTATGGGTTCAAGGGTTACAGAAAATACAGTAATTGAGAACCTCCCTTCGGTCGGATTTTACACATACTTTTTTGGTGGAGTCAAATATGGTTACTGAGGCACGAAAAATAACTCTTGCAGCTGCAAGAGCTGCAAAGGCTGGGGGATCGAGGCCGGCGCCTAGGGCGCCGGAGCGCAAGGGCGCGCAATGGGTCAGGTTCGCTCGCGATTGGAGGGTAAGGAATCGGATCGGGATGGAGGATCAGCTCGAGGATGAGCAGCAGGCCGCCTGCTGGGATGAATTCGCGGAGCTGTTGGAGGGGTCCGGGGTCCGGACATCCGCCTATCAGGAAAGGGGAGCAACTCCCGTGCCATCGGACGATGTCGAGGCCAGCGATGCTGGTCTGATGTGCGAGGCGAACGGCTGCCCGAATCGCTGGGCCGTGGCGGTCGACGGTCGCGCGAAGCTTTGCAGCGCGCATGCCTGGGCGGATTCGCACCAATGGCCGGCGGTGACCGAGCAGCAGCAGCGCGCGCACGACGCGCGCAAGGTGGAGGCGCCGGCCGGCAAGGATACGCCGGTCACATGGGGGCCGGGGCCGGGCGGCTGGGCGGATGAGTTGCTGAATAGGCGGGACGGCGGTAAGGCGTTGACCTGGGCGGAGCGGGACCACATCCGGCGGTACCGGCCGGGCGTTCTGCCGGATGAGCCGGCGCCTGGTCGAGCGGACCCCAAGGCGTGGGCAAAGCGGATCATTGCCAAGCAGGAGGACGGCGTTCAGGTCAACCGGACATCCCTGACAATGGCAATGGTCGCTCTCGGGATGGTCAAGAGTCGCGGTTGAGCTGTCGCGCAGGTGACAAGCTGTCGCATATGTGACACCGATTGACGCTGTGGGATAAAAGTGTCTAAAATTTAGACACTATGGCGCGTACACCGGGAGCTAAGGGAAAACCCATGCCGGCCGGCATGGCGCTCGCGCTCGCGCAATTCACTGATGAGCTACTGCGCCGTGGGATCGAGCAATCCGGCGGGCTGGTGCCAATTGACTACCTGATGTCGGTCATGGGAAACGAGCGGGCGCCGCGCGAGGTTCGGATTCAAGTGGCTGGGATGCTGCTGCCCTACTATCATCGGCGTCAGGCGATCATGGCAGAAATCGACATGCGCGGGAACGGCGCTATCATGGAGCAATTGGAGCTGGTGTACGGTGTGATCAACGCGGAAACCCGGGAGCTGGATAGCGATGGCGGTGCAATGGGGAGAGACGACAGCGCAGTTCATAGCATGCAGCAGTGACGTTCAAGTGTTGACCGGGCCGGTCGGCTCGGGCAAGAGCAGCGCGGCCGCGTTCAAGTTGATGCGGCTTGCAATGAATACCCTTCGAGGGCGCGACGGTGTGCGCCGCTCGCGCTCTATCATTATTCGCAATACGTACCGGGAGCTGGCAGACAGTTGCATCCGGACGTTCTTTCATTGGGTACCGAGGGGGGCGGGCGAGTGGCGGGAAGCCGACATGGAGTTTCGCATTCGGCAGCCTGGGGTGCATGATCACCAATTCATGTTTCGGGCATTCGATAGCGCCGCTGATGTCGGCAAGCTGCTATCGACCGAATACAGCTATGCATGGCTGTCGGAGGCGCGCGAGCTGCCGGAGGAATTGATGCACATGCTACCGGCGCGCCTGCGGTTCCCGAGCCAGCAGAACACGCCGGGGTTCTGCGGTAAGGTGTTGATCGAGTCCAATCCCTCGGATCTGTCGCACTGGCTCTACCGGGTCGGTATCGAAGAGCGGCCGCAGGGCTGGTCGGTGTTCCAGCAGCCGTCGGGATTGAGCCCGGAAGCTGAGAACGTCCAGAACCTGCCGGCGGGCTACTATCAGTCGCTCATTGCGAGTCGGCCGCGCGCGTGGGTCGATTGCTTCGTGCATGGAAAATGGGTGTTCTACAGCTCGGACATGCCGGTGTTCCCGGAGTGGATCGGCTCGCGCCACATCGCACGGCAGGTGCTCGATCCTGTGTCTGGTGAGCGGGTCGTGATCGGGCTCGACTTCGGCTTGACTCCGGCGGCGGTGTTTCTGCAGCGTTCGGCCGCTGGGCAGTGGCGGGTTCTGGATGAGCTGTGCACAGACAACATGGGGGCGGCGCGATTCGCGCTCGAGCTGCGCCACCTGATCAATGCGCGGTACAAGTCGAGCCCGGTCGAGATATGGGGCGACCCGGCAGGCGAGCAACGGGCGCAGACTGACGAAGCGACGCCATACCAGATACTTGCAGCAAAGGGGATTGAGGCGACGCCTGCACCAACGAACGATTGGACTACCCGGCGCGAGTCGGTCGCGGCGCTGCTGAATGCGTCGGACATGAGTGGGGGGCCGGCGCTGCTGGTCAGTCCCGCATGTCGCATTCTGTCGCGCGGCATGGCGGGTGACTACCGCTATAAGCGAATCCAGGTGTCGGGAACGGCCAGGTACGGTCAGGAGCCCGTGAAAACGTCCAGCTCTCATGCGTGCGATGCGCTGGGGTATGCGCTGCTGGGAGCTGGCGAAGATACCCGGGTGCTTGGGGGCGCGGACTGGTCGCGGCGCATGGATGAAGGACTGCGGCAATTCAGTGACCAGCAGCAGGCGCTAGGGGGCACATACCGGCGCGCTGGTAAAGTGTCAGCCGGCGCGAATTAACCAAATCAATGGGGGATCTATGGACATGACACTAGAGCAAAAGCTGGCGGCGGAGCTGTCGGCAGCTCGCAATACTGAGCTGCAGGAAAATCAAACGAATGCGCTGCTGGCCTATGACGGCATCGTGCCTGCAATTGGGCCTGGCTGGTCTGAGCTGGTGTCAACGGACGTGCGTGATGCGGTGGAATCGACGGTTGCTGAAATCATGGGGGCGATCAACGTTGATGAGCCGATTGCGATATTTGATCCAATGGAATCGGAGGATGAGCAGCGCGCGGAGGTTGAAACCTGGGCAGTGCATCAAGCGATATTTGGTCGCAATCGGGGCGCGGTGGTGATTGAACATGCAGTGCGCGATATGCTGCTGCAGCGCTATGGAGTGATCAAGGTCCGAGTCGAGGTCATCGAAAAGAGCGAAACCAAAAAGCTGCAAGGGATTGAGGCGCCGGTCCTGGCCAGTCTGTTAACTGAGCAGGAGCAGGATGTCACTGTGGAGGTAGTCGGTGAGATGGCGGTTTCGCAGGATGGCACCTTTGACGTGACGGTCAAGCGGACGCAGATAAGCAAGCATCTTCGCGTGGAGCCAGTGGCGCCGGAGAATCTATTGTGGGCGGATGATCTGCGCACTCCATACCTGGGCGACTCCCGGTTTTTTGCGGAGCGCGTTTACATGTCGCGCGATGAGCTGGAGGTGATCAAAGCCCGGCATGCGCAGGATGCGCCGCAAGGGTCTGCAACGGACCCTGTAGCGATGGCCAGGTATCCGGCAACTCAGGGAACCAACAGTGTCGCGGGAGACAAGGGATCGGAGGAAGTCGAGGCGTTTTACTGCTGGGTCAAGAATTACACCAAAGGCGGATTTGACTGCCATCTGTTTGTGGAGCCGGCGCTGGTCCTGAAATCGTATTGGAGGCCGTTCCACCCATACGCGGGTGGCGTGGCGATCCTGCGCCCACATCGGTTTGATGGTGTAAGCCTGTATGACAGGATCGGGCCGATTCAGGAAACCAAAACCTATTTGTTGCGCCAGCTCGCGACTCAGGCCAGACTGACAAATCAAACGCGATTGGTGGTGCGCGAGCGTGGCGTAACTCCGGAGGATGTGACCAGCAATAAACTTAACCCGGTGATCCGGGTCACTGGCGCACCTAGTGAGTCGATCATGCCGTTGCCTGTGCTGGATATCACCAGTCAGCTATTGGCCACGATGCAATGGATTGATGGCTTGCGCCGGGAGGCTGGGGGCGCGTCGATAGACATGACCAGTCCTGAGCTTCAGGTAGCGGGCCAGTCCGCGCACGCGGCGGAGCGTGAATACTCTTTCCGAGAGCTGGGGGCGCAGGCTATGCTGCGCACCATTGGAGAAACCCTTATTCGGTCACTGGCGCTGTTGACGCATGCGGTGATCAAGGAAGAGCTGACCGGGACGATGCAGGTCCGCAAGGGGGGCGAGTGGCTGCAGCTCGATCCCCAGCAGTGGCCGGGGCGCATGTCGGTATCGGTGGATATCGGTCAACCGTTGGGCGTGAAGTCGCGCCGGCAGTCCGCATTGATGCAGACCATTGGCATGCAGGCGCAGACGATGCAGGCCGGTGGCGCTGGGCTGCTGGTGAATCTGTCCGACATCTACAAGGCGCAGGTGGATCTGGCCAAGCTGTCGGGCCTGCGCAATGGGGCGCAGTATTGGACCGATCCGGACAGCGAGGAATCGGTGCAAAAGGCCAAGGGGCAGCAGCAGGCATCGGCGCAGCAGGCGCAGGCGCAGCAGCAGCTACAGCAGATGACAATCCAAGCTGCTTACGCTATCGAGCAATTGAAGTCTGAGACGGACATTCTGCGCGAGCGCATGAGTAGCACAAACGAGAGGTTGATTGCGCGCATGGACAACCAACAAAAGTATTTTGCTGCGATTTTGCAGTCTATTGGCAAGGGAGACGAAATTGATGCAAGGGCAATTGAGGGAGCGAGCGCCAGAGCTGCGGGAGCTGGCGAAGATGCGGGCGCCGAGTCAGTGGACGGATCTGCAGGCGGAGATTGAATACGGTTACGGTGTCGAGCTGCTGGCGCTGGGGCCTGACGAGGTGGACAGGGCGCCGTCGATCCTGATTAGGTTGGCGGCTCTGCGTGAGCTGTTTGCATGGATCAGGGCGGCGGCGGTCAACATGGGGGAGAAATAATGTCGAATGGTGGTGATCAAATTGCGCAAGTCGCGCAGCTGTTAAAAGGTGGCGTCAGTGGGCAACGTGATATCAATCAAGGTACTGCGGGCGCTGGCGCCCAACAAGGCGGACAACGCGCGCACCGGGCGATTGACAAGCGAGCTGGCGCCGATAATTCGCAGGATGAGCCAGACGAGGGCGCAGCGGGCGGAGCAGGCCCGCCAGGTGAAGGCGGCGCGCAGGGAGTATCAGGCGACGCTGGGCAGCATCAAGATCGAGCGGATGAATCGGGTCATGAAAGCGGCGGGGATCACTCGGCGCCGGGGTCCGGATCTGACAGCGAGGCAGACGATGCGCCGTATACGCTGAAAGAGCTTGCAGCCAAGCTGGAAGTTCCGGCCAAGGCCCTATACGATTTGGTTATCCCGCTGGGCGATGGCGAGTCGGCTACCCTGGGCGAAATCAAGGATATGGCCAAGGCCGGCCAGGCTGCGCAGGCGGAGCTGGCGGATCTGCAAGACGGATTGACGGATCGCGAAAACGAGCTGTTGCGCGGGCGGATCGAGCTGGCGGAGATAGCGCAGGCGATGGGGCCGAATCTACCGCCGGCGGCGCGCCAGGCCCTAGCTCAGCGCCGGGCGGCGCACATGGAGCAGCAGCAAGCGGCGATGCTGCGCGCGATCCCGCAATGGGCAAATGAGAAAGTCTACGCGGCGGATTCGGCGGTCATGCTTGACTTTGTGAAGCAATACGGTTTCAATGCTCGGGACATGGAAAGTATTGGCGACCATAAGCTGGTCAAGCTGATTTACGATGTGTCGAAATCATGGGCCAAGGCGCGCGCCCTAAAACTGGGTCAGACTCCCACAGATGCGCGCCAAATTACCGCACCGGGTGCAAAGCGCACTCAATCCCTAGCGGGCAGCCTGCGGGCAACTATCGATAGAGCTAGCAAGCCGGGCGCCACTAAGGCGGATCGACTGGCCGGCATTGATGCACTTTTGAAAAGCTAGGGGATTTCCATGAAATTGAAATGTATCGCGGCCGCTGTTGCCGCCTGGGTGTTGGAGCCGGTGCGCCGGGTGATCGAGCGCCACATGTCGCGCTCCGGGATGGTGCTGCATGCGACTACAGACTACATGAGCGGCGCCGACTTGTCGGCCGTGGCCAAGGGCGGGGTGATCAATGAATCGCTCATGGCGAAGATTTGGGATATCTCAAAAATCCCGCTCGACTTTACCGACATGATCGGCAGCAGCTCGCATGACAATGCCCTTTGCTCATGGGTGCAGGATTCGCTTGCGTCGGTGAATCTGTCCAATGCTGCAGTCGATGGCGCGGACGTTGGGAGTTTCAACCATGCGCCGCCTTCGCCGCGCGTGGGCAATCAGTCGCAAATCAGCACCAAGGCGATCGCCGTGAGCCAGCGCGCGCAGAATTCCAATACGGTAGGCGGCAATGCGTTGGCGTACCAGTTGATGATGCGCCAGCAGGAATTGCATCGCGACGTGGAGGCGATCGCGCTGGCGAATCAAGCCAGCGTCGCGGACGATGGCGCCACCACTGCCGGCAAGTCGGGCGGGCTGGGGTCGTGGCTTGTGACGAATACGAGCATAGGGGCGACCGGTACGGCCGGCGGCTACTCTACCTCGACCGGCTTGACCGTGGCGACGGGTGTGGGAACCAAGCGGGCCGGGTCTGAGGCTACTTTGCGCACTTTGCTGTCCAGCGTGTGGCAGAACGGCGGCAACCCGACATCGGTTATGTCGGTGCCGGCTGTCATCAAGGGGCTGTCGGAATACATGTTCACATCGACGGCTCGTATCGCGACGCTGATGAGCGACGCAGGGCAGGCCAAGTCCGCAATGGTTGCCAAGGGATCAGTGAATGTGCTTGTGTCTGACTTCGGCGTGACCGTCAACCTGGTAGCGAATCGGCTGCAGGGTGTCGAGTCGGCCGGGCAGGCGACGCTATACATTCTCGACCCGGCGTTGATTGAGCTGTCCTACCTGCAGGGATACAAGGTGCTCGAAATCGCGAAAGCGGGACTGGCAGACAAGCGCCAGATGTCGGTCGATTGGACCCTCAAGGTTTTGCAGGAGAAGGGGCTTGGGGGTTACTTCGCTATCGACACTGCATTGGCGTGGGTAGCGTAATTGATGAGCGCCGCGCGATCCTAGAGCGGGTCGCGCAGTATCGGAACGAGGGTGCCATCCGCAAAACGGATGGCATCCGTTGGGAGCTGTCAATCCCAAAAGCGGATTACGCGGCGCTGATAGCTGCGAATCCTGCGCTGAACAGTCGCGATGCGAAAGAGAAAACGGCTTCCTGGCATGCATTCATCGCAAGCGATGCCAGCAAAATCTATCGCGTAAGGGCGTACCGATGAATTCAATCATTCGCACCAATCGGCAGCCGATCGCGCGGGTATTGCCCAACGCAGGGAGCGCTCGCCTAGTGCGCGCGCTGCCGGCGGATTGGGTGGTGGCGCCCAGCTCGCCGGAGCTTCTTGTAAATGGCGGTCTGGTCGCGAATCTGACAGGGTGGACTGCGTACCAGGCGACGACTGCATGGGTTAGCGCCGGTCAGGGCGCATTCACCAAGTCACTGGCGCCTGGCGTTGGCAGTAAGGCGCAGCTATACCAATCGGTCGCGGTGCAGCTCGGGGAAACCTATAGGCTGCAAATTGGCATGTCGAGTGACAACGGGGCGGCGCCGGTGCGCGGGTTTGTGTCGATGTCCGGGCCGGTGGTTTTGGTATCGTCGCCGTGGGTTACTACGCAGGCGCAGCAGCGTTTCGATTTGTTTTTTCAGGCCAAGGCGTCGACCGTCAATATCGCATGGGAGACTCCGGACGATAATGCGGCAGCCAGCACCTATAGCGTGTTTGCGGCATCGCTCAAGCGGTGCGCTCCGGCGGCGCATGGCGAGCAATTGATTGCCGATCCTTTATTCAATGCGCCATACCAGCAGGGCGTGTGGGCATTTGTCAATTGCACGGTCGTGCAATCGAACGGGCGCCTGAGTTTGACGGCGATTGCCGATGGCGATATGGTCATGGTTTGTCCGGTGTCGATCCTGACCGGGTTCAAGCATGAGTTGACCGCACAAGCGCGAAACGTAGATTGCGCGGGCGGCTGGTTTTGTTACGTTGACAGCGGTTCTCCCGGCTTCACGGTGTTTGCATCGACGCCAACCCGTTCATCGACGGTGGAATCGAGTGAGCTGGGAGCGTGGAATTCTGCGGTAACTGACTCGACATCGCGGGTGGTGCTTTCCGGTAGGAGTGCGCTCGCAGGACAGCGTATCGAGGTCTCTACGGTTTCAGTTCTGCGCGGAGGTGCTGTGTGACGCTATCTCAATTCCTGACCTATTTTGGGGCTTACCTGCAAACGACTGACCCCAAGGTGCTTGGGCAGCTGAACAATTTTCTATTGCTCGCGCTGGGGCGCGTGGGCTCGAAGTTTCGTGGGCTGGTGAGCGAAGCAGTTGCCACCATTGCCCCGATGGCAGGCGGAGTGATGCCGTTGCCATCGGGGATTTTTATGTGTGTGCGACTGCTGACTGTAAATGGCAAAGTGGTTGATTGGGTTTCGCAATCGGTATTGGCCGAGCTGATTCAAGCGGGCGCAGATGTTGGCGGCTCGAGCGGGCAGGACCGGAGTTACTTCACCATCGTCGGGCAGGATTTCAAGGTCTACCCCGAGCCGGCGCTGTCTGACCTGGTAACTATGGTTTACCTCGGGTTCGATCCGGCGGACCCTGCGGCGATGCTGGCAAACATCTCGAATATGCTGCTGCATGGCGCGGCGGCGGAGGCCAATCTATTTCAAGGTGACATCGACTCAGCCGCTGTCGAGCTTAAGCTATTCGGTGCCGACTTGGATGCTGCGAACGGGAAAGACATTCACGGCGGGACAATCAACATGGGGGGGGTTCGGTAATGGCACTAGAAAACCTAGTTGGCTCGGACAAGTTTCTGTCGAATCTGGTCCGCACGAATCCGGCAATTGATGACCCGCTACAGGAAGGCGACAACCATCTGACCGGGATCAAAAACGTAATCCTCAACTCGTTTCCCAATATCACGGCGGCGATGACGTTGACGGCGGCGCAGCTCAATGCGCTACCCGGCCAGCTGCCTACACCGGCCGATGCGCTGCCATTGGCGGCGACACTTGCGGGCGCTGCCGGTGTTGGCGTGGGATACGCGCGCGAGGATCATGTCCACCCTAGCGGGCAGATATCCGGCGATGTGCTGCAGACCCGATTGATGGCGAATTCTGGCAGCAGCACAGCGAGCGCCAGCTATGTGAACATGTCGGGTACGGCCTGCACAATCACGCCAAGGAAAGCCAATAATCTGATTCTGATCGAAATTGGATTTGCGCCAAGGCTTTCGCCGGCAGGGTCTAGCCCGGCGACGGGAACCTATACGATATTTCAGTCAGGCGTCGCAATCGGAAACCCTCGGACGCTGGTCGTCAGCACGACGCAAGGGCCGCAAGGGTTTGATTTGGAGACTCCGGGTTACATCAGTTGGTATATTCAGCCTGCGGACACTGCGCCATTGTCGTTTACCTTGGCGGCGAAGGCGGCAGGCGGCACGGTCGCAAGTGGCGCCCATGTCATCAAGGCCACAGAAATAGCGCCATGAAATTGACTGTGCTCGAGCTGCGCACTTAGGGGCTGTCATGTTTTGGGGCATTGTGTTCGGTGTCGTGTTTTACTGCCTGCTGTCGATCGCGCTGGTGGGCTGTAGTGCGGCTGTAGCGATCAAGGTGCAATGCGAGGGCCAGGGAGCTACTGTGTGTCGGTTCGAATCGACGCGCGAAGGGAGCGTGACGCCATGAGCTGGGATGTTCTGGAATTCACGCCGACCGGCAAAATTGTTGACCGGACGAGCGCGAGCTTGAAAGATGGCCAGGTTGACGACTGCAAAAACGTTGACTTTTGGGCGGGGTTGGCGCGCAGCTTATCGGAGCTGGATTCGCTCACGGTTCCGCTTGGGGCGCCATATGTCCTGCAGTACTATGGCGACCAGCAAACGCGGCGCTGGGCGTATGCTCATGCGACCGGGGTGGCGGAGTGGAATGGGTTAACGCATGCGAGCATCAAGCCTGCGGCGGGCCTGACTAATTCAACGCTATGGGATGCGGACTATTTTGGATCATGGCTTGTCATCACCAACGACAAGGCCGGCGAAGCGCCACATGCGAAACTGGCGGGGTCTGCGCTGCTGGCGCCGATTCCGGCTTGGGGCGCGGGCTGGGATTGCAAATTCATCCGGACACATCGTAATGTGCTATTTGCGGCGGACCTGACTGAATCGGGGATTCTGTACCCGAATCGGCTCCGGTGGTCTAGTTCTGCGGTAGCGGGCGGGCTTCCGCAAGAATGGACCGTGACGCCGTCAAACGATGCGGGAATGGTTGATTTGGAGATGGGAGGGGGCGCAATAATTGGGCTGGTCGCTGTCGGTGATTCGATTTGGATTGCGGGCAGCTCCGGCGTGTGGGTCGGACGCTGGCAGGGCGGCGCCTACACTTACACGTTTTCTCAGCGCACAAATAACTATGGCGCGCGCGGGTACCGGTGCATTGTGAGTCTGGGCGATGCGGTTGCTGTGCTGTCGGTCGGCGACTTGGTGCTGATGGATGAGCAATCGGAGCGCAGTTTGATGATTGGCAGGAATAGTCTGCTATTGCGCCGGATGGGCGCGGCGCAATTGCTTTATGTCGAAGTCACCCGGCAGCTCTATGTGCTGTACGAGGCGGCGGAAGGCGCTGGCTACACTGAAGCGGAGATCTGGGACCGTGATTCGGACTCATGGGGGCATCGGTCATTCAAGACGCCATTTACAGCGTTCGGCAAAGGGTTGACCATGAGTGGCGCGGACGCGCGGACATGGGCCAATACTGGCATGACCTGGGCCGATGCAGTCGGAGCGTGGCAGCTTATCAGCGCGCGCAGTCAGGCCTATGTTGCAGCCAATGCGGCAATGGTTGCTGGCCCCGGCGCAAAGGCGTGGGATTGGATGATCCAGCGGCAAAGCATGCCGGCGCCGGACGGCGACAATGTGCGGGCGTTGGCATTCGAGGCGGATATTGATGGGCCAATCGGGCAGACTGTGAGCATTCGCACGGGTTCCAGCAAGTATCCGGGCGAGTCTCCAACGTGGGGACCGTTGCGGCCGTACATGCTCGGAGCCGGGGCCGTGCGGCATGATGATATTCACAAGGGCAGATACATCGGCTACCGAATCGAGGGCAGCGGCGATGCGCGCGTTACATCGTGCCGGTGGTATTACACGGTCAACCGGGCGAAGCCATGAGCTATTCAAAGGGCCAAGCGCCACATCTTGCGACAAGTGAAGTCGGGCGGCGGCTTGATGCCGTGCTGAATTTTGTTGATGTTGAGCTGCTGAAGATCCAGATTGAGTCGAGGCAGCCGGAGGTCCGCGCTCTGCGGTTCGAGGTCAATTACACGGTCCCGGCGAAGTACCGCGAGGGCGATTTGGTTTACTTTGAGGCGGGCGTTGTCGGTGGTCAGGCTGGTCTATATGTGCGCGAGGGTGCGAACTGGCGAAAGCTTTAAGGGGTAATTATGGTTTGGCCTATGATCATTGGCGGGCTGGCGTCCGCATTCGGGAGCTATCAGCAGGGCAAGTCTGCGGACAAAGCCAGCGCGGCGAATGCTGCAGCCAGCGAAACAAATGTATGGGGGCCACAGCAGCCATACCTAGGGGACATTTATTCGCAGGCGCGCGGGCAGTTCGGCGCGGGTCAGGCGGCGCAGCCGGGTGCGGCGCAGTGGTTCGGCAACATCGGGCAGCAGGGCGGGCAGGCGTTCCAGAATCTGGCGATGGGGCCGCAGAATCCCTACTTGCAGGGCATGGCTTCGCGGGCAATGGGGCAGGTGTCGGACCAGTTTGCGGGGCAGGTCATGCCGGCGCTGATCGGCGGCGCCAATGCGGCCGGCCAGCTTGGGGGCGAGCGGTTCGGGTTGCTGCAGGCGCAGGCGGCGAAGGCGGCAGCCGGCGGCATGGCGGACGCGGGCGCGGACGTTTACGGCCGGGCATGGGATAGCGGGATGCAGGGGCAGCTGGGGGCGCTGTCGGCGATGCCGGGGATGGCGAATTTCGGCATGTCGTCGCTTGATCAGCCGTGGCAAAACCTGAGCCGGTACGCGGACGTAGTTGGAAACCCGGTGCTGGGCAACGGCTCGAAGTTTGGGGGCGGCGGGATCAACGGGTTTTACGGAGCTGGTGGCGCTGGGGCGGGCAATCCCGGCGGGATGCCGGCGCTCTGGGGGGGGTCCGATGGCCAGCGCGGCTGGGCGGAGCATGCGCAGAATGCGCCATTTAACGGCGTCACCGGCGGCGACGCGGCGATGACCGGCTTTCAAGGGAACCTTGGCGGGTCACTGCAAGGGGCGCTAGGCGGGCTCGGGTTCGGGTCGTGGTGGTAACTGGGGGACGACATGCCGGCGTACATGGGAAATTTTTTCAGTCAGGCGGGCAATGCCTTGATGGATTACGGGATTCGCAAGTATGAAGCGGATCAGGCGGCGGCGCGCGATCAAGGCGTGATGCTCGACATCATGCGCACGACTGAGGGCGCCGGCGCCTCGCAGGCGGGGCCGGCGTTTCTCGGGTCGCTGATGCGCGCCCGGCCGGAGCTGGCAGGCAAGTTCGGCGGGCAGTATGCGACCATGCTTGCAGCGCAGTCGCAGCAGGCGGAGGAAACCCGGCGACGTGAGCAATATCAGATTGACATGGGGAATACGCTGCAGCAGTACCAGTCGCTGCCGGCCGATCAGCAACCTGCGTTTCTGGCGACTGCGGCCGCGCGCATGGGGCCGGAGTTCGCGCAGCAGCTTTTCAACTACTCCCAGGAGCAATTCAGGCAGCAGGGCACGGCGACGCAGCAGGCGACAACGGGCGGGCAGCAGTCGCAGGCGCAGCAGGCCGCGCGCGATCTGGAAGAATTGCGCCAGCGCGGCAATATCGAGGAAGTTACCAAGCGGGCGGAGCTGCAGCAGCGCGCGGCTCGGTTCGCTGCAGCCGGCGGGCAGGCGCCAGGTGAAGGCGCGGCGCTGCCGTTCACGGTGAAGCCAAATCAACAAGTTGACCTAGATCCGGTCACGGGGCAACCGCGCGTCAGTTACCCGGTCGGCACGCCAGAATGGCAGCAGGCGCGATCGACGGTCGAGGCGACGGCGCGAGCCGGGCAGCGGATCAAGGAATTGCGCGCTCTGTTCAAAACGTACGGGACCGAGACATGGCCGACCGATGTGAAGGCGCGCATGTCGAATATCTGGGGCGACATCGTTGCCGACATCGCCAAGTCGCGCGGGCTTGGGGTGCTGCAGGCCGGTGAGCTGGAAATGGTGAAGCAGCAGCTACCAAACCCGGGCGCGGCTGGATTCTCCGGCGCGCTGGGATTTGGCGGCGGGTTGCTGGGCGCGCTCGATCAGCTTGATTCGGAGGTTCTGAAGAATACAGAGCGTGACCAACGGATGTTTGGGCATTACCCGGGGATGTCCCTTGCGCCGGAGCCGCCGGCCGGGTTCAAGCCGTACCGGCCGGCGCCGGCTGCGGCTGTCAAAGGGTCTATGACGTCCGGTAAGGGGTGGAAGTAATGGCAACCAAACAGCAGCGCGCGCCATTGGCGGCGGATGCGTTCCGCGATGGTGAAGCGGTTGGCCAGCGCGCGATTGATCCGCAAGGGGACATTTGGGAGTACCGGGGCGGGCAGTGGGTCCGCACCGGGCTCAACGAGCAGCAGCGGGTACCGGTCGGCATTCTCGATTCAATCGGCGCCGGGGTCACTAAGACAATGTCGGCGCCCTTGCGGATGTTTCAAGGCGAGCAGGGTGACGAGAATTCGGCGCTGGTCGATAAGCTGTATGGGCAGAACCCGGTAAGCTACATTGGGGGGCAGGTGGCGGGCGGGCTGCCTGGCGGAGCTGTCGGAGGCTGGGCCGGCGCCGGGGCGGGGTTGGCGCGCAATGTCGGTATCCAAGGGATGATAGGCGCTCTGTCGGATGCGGAGGATCCATTGACCGGCGCGCTGTTGGCGATCGGCACGGTCGGCGGCGCCGGGTTGCTGCAGCGCGTGGCGGGGGCTAGGGCGGCGCGATCTGGCGCGCCGGTACTTGGGGCAGCGGACGAGGTCGGCGGGGCCGTGGCGCCGGCGCGCGGGGCCGCGCCGGGGCCGTCGGCGTTCGGGCCGTTGCCGGCGCAGCCGGCCGGGACATTCAGCAGCAGGGCGCCAGGTGGCGGGGCCGCGCCGGGGCCGTCGGCGTTCGGGCCGTTGCCGGCGCCGCCGGCCGGGACATTCAGCAGCAGGGCGCCAGGTGGCGGGGCCGCGCCGGGGCCGTCGGCGGTCGGGCCGGGTCCGGCGCCCCCCGCCGGGGCCTTCCACCCCACGGGGCCC